GGTGATTTTGTAGGCGTTCGTCAGATAGTTCACGTCCGCAGGGCTTGAGCCGCCCGCGAGCGTCGACGTTGTGGGAGTCAGACTGATGGAGCTCCCGGATTCTGTCCAATTTGAATCAGGCATAGATGGCCCTCACGGCTGCGTTTACGGTTGCCATATTGCTAGTGGGCGTCACAGCGACGGTGTAGGTCCGTGTTGTCGCCGGGACCGTGGTGATCGGAAACAGGTAGTTCGCGGTCACGGTTGGATCGGAGGCCGCAAAGGCGACAACCTCGAAGCCAGTCGACGCCGGATAGCCGCTCGGCCAAGTCCAAGCGATGGTGAGCCATACGATCCCCGCCACCGTCGCCCCAGTACTGGTCACCGTGACCCCCGCGCTGGCCGTCGCGCTCGATCCGCTGCCACCGGGATTGGTCGCGCTCTGAGTGACGGTGACCACCGGCGGCGGCGGATAGGTGACAACGTCCAGATAGACCGAGGTCGCATTGACCCCGGTAATCAACTGTTCCTCCTGATCGACCAAATTGAATGAGGTGAACTTGAGCCAGATCGTCTTATCGAATAGCGTCGGATCGAGGACGTACTTGAAGACCTGACCATCCAACCGGACGAACTGCTCTCCTGCTGCATGGGCCGCTATCGCCGTATTGAAGACGCCACGACGTAGCATGGTAAGCGCGTAAGAGTTGGTGGTAGCCGTGCTGGCCGTGATGGCCGCCGTCTCGTATGCGATAAGCTCGTTGCCGACGAGCGAGAGCGTAGCAAACGCATTGGCCTGCACCGCCGTGACGGTCGAAAGATCGCCCGTCACGGTGACAGCGAGCGTGTCGGTTGTGTCCGGGTCAGCCGTTGCAGGGAGATTCGAGGTGATCGTTCCGCCACGAGCTCCGCCGTACTGCGTTCCGATTAGCGAGTAGGTGGATCCGTCGAGCGACATGTGGATATTGCAACCGCCCCAATTTGTTCCACCATTCAGCGCAAGCCATAGCTCTGCGCCTCCTCCCGTGCAACGGATGCCCGGCTGGTACGCACTCAGCAGGATCGTGTCTCCGGGCTCATTATGTGCGCCAGGTACACTGCCAACACTGGTCCCCTTGGGGTAGACGACGCCTTGCGCTACGCCCCACAGGAAGTCCTCTGCGACCACTTTCAGCGAGTAGTCCTCTTGCTCTTCAATGCTGACCAGCCGGATTGCCTTCAGGCCAAGCGCCGCCAGGGTCAAATTTAGCTGGACAATGTCCATCGGTTCGAGGAGCTGATAGTACCAAGGCAGTGTGAACTCATATTCACGCAGCGCCGTGGAGTTGCGGCGTAGCGTCATGTTCATCGAGATTGCAGCATAGAGTTGCACACAGAAGTGATGCGCCGAGACCGTCTTCATGGGCAGCAGGCCGTTGGCAAGGATGCTGGCCTCGTCCTGCTCATGGATCAGCGCCGTGTTGTAGTTGTCATTGCGGCTGACGTACTCGTACTGTACGCGGTTGTAGTTGTCGGCGAGGTCTCTCCAAGCGATTTTTACCGCTTCCTCGCCATCGCCGCTGAGCAGCTCATCCTCGTCGATCTGGTAGATCGGCTCGGTCTGCGGCGTGTAGGTGCGGCCATTACCCACGGCGCTGGTATCGCCGTAGGGAATAATCTTGAGCGCGTTTCCGCTCCACACCGGCGCGGAGTTGGTGAGGTCGCAGATCTCCTGCACAATCTCGGTCACCTTGCGGGTGGAGTCGATAAACAGACTCATGAAAAGATTGTTGGCAACGCAGAAATTCGAGTAGTTGGTCAGATCGCCGAGATAGGGCCAGTTGCAACCGGCAACTGCATCCGTGAGCAGATCGGTGATGATGGCCGATGGATCGCAGTCCGACACACCATTACCGAAGGCACGGAGGCGTCCGTTGATAACTTCGACCGAGAGGCTGGGCACACTGGCATTGCTGCCCAGATCGAGCGATGAGCAGACGATTCGCGCGAGCCCGTCGTACCGCAGAGCATTCGCCGGATGCTTGGTGAGCATGTAGTCCCACGGCGATTGTGGCGTGGTGCCCAAGATGCTTGCGATATTCCACTTGAGCAGCGGCGCTCTCGGATCATTCCCGACAGAGATTGCGCCGTTGGATGTATCCGCAGTGGTGTAGGTGTAGGTGATTGATATGGTCTTCCCAGCATCGGCAGCGCCGAAGGTATAGCGCCCTGTAGTCCCAACCGTGTACTCATGCAGTCCAATTGCGCCCGAAGTGATGCGCTCGAACGGCGCGGGCTGTGTGCCGGAGAGTGTGACGTCACCGTCAGAGCCGAAGTCGTTGGCCGCTAGGCTGTAGTCGACATCGTAGGTGACTCCCTCGTCGTAATAAAACGCGGCGACACCTTGCTCGACCTGAAAACTACCGCCGCCAGCCGGAATCGTATAAGTGTCGGTCGCGACCTGTAGTGTGCCGCCGCCTCCCGAGTCGTAGAGATTCCCATATCCGCCGACTGGGCCTGCGCAGACCAGCATGTCGACGGCGGCATAGTATTCGTAGCTAGTGATGCCGCCGCCGCCCTTGCCGCCGCCACTACTCTGCCCCACGCCAGTGAAATCCTGATAGTCGAGCAGCTTGATGGGGGCTTTGAACCGTCCCCAGCCGATAGGCCGAGCAACCCCGTATTCACTGGTTCCAATCTGGATAGAGCCAAGCAGATTGGGTTGCTGCGAACGATTTCCGAGTCCAAAGAGTGACATGGCGGCTTTCCGAATAGAACATTTCGATAATGGTTTACATCATCACGAAGAGAGAAAAAGCAGATTCCCTACGGGAATGACAAACGAAAAGCGGAATGACAAACAGGCTTCGCTACAGAACAACAAACAGGCTTCGCTACGGAATGACAAACAAATTGATCTAGTAGGTGAAGAAGATTGGCTTGGTTACGCCGAAGCGGCTGAGGCAGGGATCGCGCAGAATGTCGTCGCGAATGACTCCGCGTGGGTTGATGGCGTGGATGACCTTGGGCCACGCGGTGATGATGGCTCCGTGCGAGTAGCAGCGTCCGATGCGGAAGAGTACGAAGTCGCCGGGTTGCACGTCGGCTTCTACAATCTCGATCGCGCCCGTCGCACGGACACTTTCGAGGTAGACCTCTTCGGCGCGATGCAGGTTGAATTGCTGCACATACGGCGGCACGACGGGGAACTGCATCCCCAAGACGCGCTCGTAGACGTTGCGGGGGAAGAGCGCGCAATCGGCTCCCGCGCCCTTGACGCATCCGTGATCATGGTAGGGTGTGCGCAGCCACGACTCTGCTTCGGCGATGACCGCCGTGCGTTGTTCAGGTGTCATAGTGAGCCTCAGTAGGTGACAGTGGGATCGGGAACGTGCGGCATTCCGCGAAAGTTCGGCGCAGTGTCTGAACTGGGGTCGTAGCCAAACTTCATGATGCAGGTTGCGAGCGTCTTATCGCAGCCCGGAGTGATAGTGAAGGTATCGCCCACGGCGGGCGCGGCGAAGAACGGCTGGGCAGGCGCAACCACGCCGCCGGTATAGCTCTTGACCATGTAGCTAAGCCCCACGTTCGCGCCCGAGGTAAAGGTGACGACGCCCTGAGTGAAGTACGCGTCCGGGTTGGCTAACGCCGAGAGCAGCCTGTTGCGCGTACTCCCGATAGCGACGACGCCCGCGACGGTGAGTGGCTCAAGGTTGACCCCACAGCCTATATCGCCCAGCACGCGGTTGCAGTCCATCTGGATGACATCGAGTGGGTAGTCTTGATCCAGATCGTCCAGCATGGACTTGATCGTCAGCTCCGCCGAGGTGCTGGTGATGGCATCGACGTTGTTGACCCGGCCCGCAAAGCGCGTCATTGGCGAAGTCCACTGCAAGCTGGTATCCGCCGCAAAGACTCGCTGCATGGAGTAGAGCGCCCGATTGAAGAATCCCTGAGCCAGCAGGGCAATGATTTCGCCATTAGCCTCCTGCACCGTCACCTTCTGGGTCGAGACGTTCATGCCGCGCTCGACCGAGATTGTGCCGCGCACCAGGCGCGGCGGCCCGGGGGAGAACACCACGCCGCCAATCGTGAGCGGACGCCGCCAGTCGGTGAAGTGATACACCGGCCCCGAAATCAGGTTGAAGGTGAAGAGGTTGGCGATGATGGCCTTTTCTGGTTGGCTGGCCAGCAGGTCTTGCACGTCTGTGGGTGCCGTCATCATAGTAGAATCCAGTCAGAAGCGGTTAGCTTTTAGTAAGGGTGTTGACCATTATGGTGCGAGCAAAAGCAGATTCCCTGCGGGAATGACAAACCAAAAAACGGCTCTACAGTTTCACCTGCTCCAACTTGAGGGATTGCAGCTCGTAGAGCTCGTACATGAACTGCTCAAGGCCGAGCGAGTCCTCGGCGAAGCAGACGCGCCATTGCCAGCTACCATCCCAGGTGATGACAGCGCCAGCGGCTGGGGCAACGGGGAAGATAATCTGCCCCGCCGCGCCTTGACGCCAGCCAGAGCCCTGCACCACGCCATTGACGCTGATATAGACGGTGGTGGGCGACTGCACTTCGTCCAGAAAGCCACCGCAGTTGCGATGCAGGTAGAAGGTGGTGGTGATGCCATCGCCCGTGCCCACCGGCGCGGCGGTCACGGTGGAATCAGTCGGGCGGCCAGTCAGCAGGACGGGATCGAGCAGGAAGCTATCGAAGCTGCCGCCGCGCGCGTTGTAGAAGCCGACAATCTGTTCTAGTTCAGAGAAGTTCTCTGGGTTGGACGCGGAACCGGGAAGCGCGGGCGCGGAGTCGCGTAGGAACTCATAGGTCAACTCGAAGGTCCATTGCGGGTACGGATCGTTCATGATGACCGTGCGCGCGCGGTTCTTCGATTTCTGCACGATGTTCGACCAGGTCGGCACCGGCTTGATTTCGAACGTCAACCCCGGCAGCTTAGGAAATACGCAATCGCTCATGTGCTTCGCCCACTTCGTGGTGTATTTGACGCTTCGCGTAAAGGCCACTACTTCGTGGCGCTTAGGACGTTTGGCGTGAAGGCAATAGAAAAGCCGCCCCGAAGGACGGCTGGTAAATAAGAACGAAAATCGGAATCAGTCTTTTTCCTTCAAACGCACTAAACAGAGAATAGCGCCAGAAGAACTCTTTACATCTGTTCTGAAAATTTTTCGTCGAAACACGCAAGCCCACTTGTGTAGACCATCGCGCCTCAGTTCACCTGCAAGTTTAGCTTCTACATATCCCAACCGTGAACCATCTTCGCGAAGGACACCCACCACATCTACATCGCTAGAAATCGAACCGAAAGATTCTAGCAAAAGAAACTCACCGACTTTACATTTACGAATCACAGAAAGTCGATTGGTTCCGTCATCGTTATTCCACATAATCGCTGCAACCTGATCGTAAATAATTTTTTCGATTGCACGATCAAATCTTCCTGTCAATTTTTTCTCGAATGCAATATCATCCTCCGTCTTCACATAACCGGAATCCAAGGAATCGATACGGTTTGCGATGTGTGGTTTGGATTCGGAAGCATTCGTTACAGTAGATGAAGAAACAACCGTTTCAGGTTCAGGATTGAGGCGAATCACGCAAAGGAGGGCACCGGGACCCATACTCGTATTATTATGGCGCGTATGTCTCCGAAAAAGACAAGTCCAATTTGGTCCGTTAGCTTTTGCATCTCTTCGGATTTCCCCCGCTAACTTGTCAGGCAAGTAGCCAATCTGTTTCCCTTTCCAATTTACAGCTATCGCGTTTGGGAATTTTGGTAAGGTGTCATCAGGGTCCAAATCAAGTTGATAAGCCTCCTCAAGTTGGCAAATCAAGGGGCCCCGCTCGCTTCCATCAGCATTACGAAAGCTAACACCGGCAAGATGGGTATAGAACAGTCTCGATATTCCCCGCTTCGCAAAGAACTTACGCACCGGAAGTTCGAAGATTTCATCGTCACTCGGAATTGCCATCCGAACGGGCGCTTTATCCGGTTTCGTCAGTAACGATAGAGGCAATTCCCTTTGAGGATTTGAAGAGAGGGGAATGCTACGTTCCTTTTTCCTTTTTCTAGACCAAAAGAAAAAGAACAAAACCGCAACTGCGGCTCCAACAACGATCCGTACCGTAGAAGAATCCATGGGAGGAAATACTACCACATCAGTTCGATACACAGAGCAATTCAGCGTAGCGTTTACACTCTGCCATTTCACCTTCCGGGTCTTTCGCGTCCTGCGCTTGCATCCGAATCCATGCGCTTTCCGTGTTGCGAATCACAAAATCCGCCCCGACCACAGTAAGACGATACGCCAGCCGATCTGGCGGAAGAATTGACGACTGAGGAACCCATATCATTCGCAACTGGATCAATGCCAGAACGGATGCATACGTCGGCTGATTGCACAACATGTCACCAAATCGCTTATAAATCTGAGCCATCGTATGAGGAGTAATCAGTTCAACGCAGAGATCAAACAGCGGGGAGATCGAAAATGCCGGTTTCATGACCTCCAACTGCTCTTTTGACCAAACCAAGTTACACCCTTCAATCTGTGGCGAGAGATCAATCATGGCTACCATCCTTATTTTCGGGAAACAAAAAGCCGCCCCGAAGGACGGCTGGTAAGATTTGAGAATCCTGAATAAGACTATTATGGCTGCTTTGCAGCGGCATCTTTGGCGTTCTGAATCATCGCCGCTTTTTCGTCTTGGGATGCCTGCTTTGCGCTCTTGTGGTCGCGCAAGTTCAGATCAATACTCACTAAAGGATCGAACTCCACTCCACAATGAGTGCTTGCCCAATGGCGGTAATTTTTATACTTTGAGCGCTGGGTATACCCCACTTTGCAGACCGGAGAATTTGTACCCAAACGCACCATGTCAATCCAACCTGCGCCGAGCCAATCTCCCTTCTGATTTTCACTTTTCCATAACAATTTGTGGTCGACAGTGTATATGCTCGCGTCAGAGTCCCACCATCTGGAATACAACCAAGCTTTGAACGCTCCAGCAAGTGAACTAGCCGGGTCTGGACCATAATATGACGAACAGTTTCCGCCAGAGCAATCCACCTCCATCACATTCCCGGTTGAATCCGAGCAATGACTGGATGAGGCGGTCGAAGAACAAGACACAGACACCGGAGTTGTATCGTCAGTAACAGTTGGCGATCCAGATGCCATAATTGGGCGAACATCGAGAATCGCATCTGCCTTCGAAAGGTCAGTGGTCGGGATAAGACAGGTTTCTTCGGCAATATGCTTGTAGGCCCACACTACACCGTTGTATTGGTCACCCACGATGTAAATCGTGTGAATTTTGAACCCGTTGATGTTGGCTTCGCATTTAGTGGGGCGCCCCGACTGACCAACTGCGGATGCGCACGACAATCCAAGGACGAGAGCAACGATCAGAGATATAGATTTCACAAGAAAACCTCTCGCCGTGAATGTTACCACGTCAATGCGAAGGAAAATTCAACTTTCCTTCGCGATGCAGTCGTTTTAGGCTCGTTACGATATGTTTTTCGTGTTGTGCCCATTGCGATTTGAAGTCGCTCCCAGATGCGGAATAGCTGTTCCTCCCAAAGTGATTATGGATTGTACCGCCGCCAGTAGAGCTATTGTTTACCATGCGCTCAAAGTTGTTGGTCTGCGTGGTCGTCAGGACGCGCTCGCCAGCGTGAGCGAGGATCGGGACGCCCACACCCTGCACACCGTCAACGATTCCACCCTTCTCAAATGCTGCCACTGCGGCGAACGCTGCCGCTCCAAGCACAGGAGCTAAGATTGGTCCAACTACCGGCCAGCCTGAAACCACAGCATACGTATTTTTGAATGCCTTCTTAGCGGCAGACTGGCCCTCTTTAGAATCTGCTGCCGCAGCTATCGCACTAGAAGTTGCAGCACCTGTTGCATCCGTAGTGTTGTTCGCTACAACCGTTGCGCGGTGAGCCGCAATTTTCCTGATCTCTTTACGCAGGTAGTCGGCCAGCCGTTCCTCTTCATGCTTAGCCAAGTCCTGCGTCATCTGCAACGCGATTTGCCTGACGGACTGGCCAATACGCTTATTGCCCGCGATGAGGTCATTCTGTACCTTGAGCCATCCGCTGTTGATGGCATTGAAGGACGCTAGGTAGGGCTTGGCCATAGCGTCTGCGGTGGCCTTTTGATCCTGCCCTTTCTGCGCTGCGGCGCTGCCTTTTTGCTGCCCAATCTGATTCTGTAGATTCTGTATCTGCGTTGCCAGCTTAGGGTCTACGATGGAGCGTCCGAGACCATCCTTTGGCGCAGAATCGGCCATCTTTTGCAGTCGCGCCAGCTCATCCAGCAGCGCCTGCAACTCGATCTGATGTGCCTTGGCATGGATCGCAGCGAGCTGTTGCGCCGCGCCGAGCTGGGAGATGGTTCCCGCCGATTCCTCTGCATGGACCTTTTGTTCCTCCATCGTAGCCGCTTGCATCGCGGCCTGCTCTTGGCCCTTAGCTATGGCGGCATAGTAGGCGTCCCAACGCTCGCCAGAGCGACGTGCGTCCTCGCCCTGCTCGCGGAGCATCTTATCCATGCCCTCGCCAGCCTTCAGGGTTGGGGCAACGTCCTCCGCGTCTTTTTTCTGATCTTGCTTGAACTGGGCTAGGGATTCATGCGCCTTGTTTGCGCCTTCGATGTCGTCACGGGTGATCCTCTCTTGGATCTGGTGATATTCTGACGAGCCAACCGCGAAGGCGTCGATGCGCGCAGCCCAGAAGTCGTGATCGGCCTTCGCAGTGAGCTGGCCTTGCTGCTCTAGCTGTGCGCGCTCCTCTTCCATCGCGCGCAGGCGAGCCTCGGCGGCCTTGTTCTCTGCGCTGGATTCAGAAGCGGAGCGGCCCTTCTTGGGCGGCCTGCCTGTATCATCATCGGGATCGCCGGAGGTATCGTTCGACGATGGAGCAGACGTGGGGGATTTGAAGTCGGCGGCAACGCTCTTCCAAGAATCACCAACGTCCTTGAATGCAACCTTCCATGGCTGCGCGAATGATGTTGCGACATTTTTAGCGTCGGATTCGATTGCTGCGAAGTTCATAGTCATGGCGTCGCGCAGCAGATGGCCGAGCGACCCAAGGCCATTCGCGGTGGACAAAATAACCGCTGTTATTCCCTCGCAGATCGTGAGCATGGAGGCATAGACGCCTTCGCATACGCCGCCCAGATAGTGCATGTTCTCGATGGCAACGTTGCCGATCTTTTGTATCTCCATGGAGACCAGAGCCATGTTCTTGACCCAGCGCTCCGAAGCTGCAATCGACTGCTCTGTGACGCCAGTCGATGCACCCATTTTTTTCATGTTCGCATCGAGAGCTTCCCCCTGCTTTTGCAGGATGGGCACCAGCGCAGCTCCACCTTTGCTAAACAGCGCCTGTGCTACCGCCGTCTGGATGGCCTGATTGGTGTGATGGGCGAAGCCGGTAGAAACCAGCTCCAGCATCGCTTCGGTGTCATGCCCGCTTTTGGCGATGTCCGCCTGAGTGATACCAATCTTGGCAAAGGCTTCAATCATCGGCTTGGAGTCGTTGGAGGCGGCGTCCATAGACTTTTCAAATTTAGTTATTCCAGTCGCAATCTTTTCGAAGTCTACACCGGATTCTTTTGCGATCAACTGCAATCCGGCGAGGGACGATCCTGCGATGCCTGTCTTGGCTTCCAGATGCCCGAGTTCGACATTGACCCGAGCCATCTCGTCGGCAAAATGGCTGAGAAATCCAACAGCGATTCCCGTCCCCATCAAACCGCCTAACGCGGCGAAGCCAGAACCAATTCCAGCGCTTGTCAGCTTGGCCGTCTCCGCCGTCTCGACTAGCTTTTTCTGCACCGAACCGAGCGATTCCTTGGCCGAGAGAGCGATGCGCGCAAACGATGCCGTCCAGCCAGCCGCCGCAAGGTTAGCAATCTCCGCCGCCGCAGCGGCCTTTGCCGCCGTGGTGGCCTGCTCATCGGCGGCAATCTTCTGTGCCGCAGCCAGATTGCGCGCAGTCAAGCTCTGTTTTTGCTGGGCCTCCGAGAGCAGAATCGTTTGCGATTCCAGATCGCCGGTGCCCTGCTTGACCTGCGTCATCACCGCGCGCAGCTCTTTTTTTGCAGCCATGTCCTCGATGGTTGCGGAGGCAATGCCCTTCGAAGCGGCCTTTTGCCGTTCTGCGGCTTCCTCTGCGGCCTTGGCCATGGCCATCGAAGCAGATTGCATTCCCTCGGAGGTAACGGTCGCTTCAGCCGCCACCTTTTGAAGGGCTTCGACGGTCTCCGCCGAGCCCTCCTTCATCTGGGAGACGTCATAGACTACAGTTGTTTTTACTGACGATTCAGCGGCCATGGGAGACTCCAATTAGAGGGTGAAGATGTTGGAAGGAAAGCAACAGCAGATCCCTACGGGATGACAAACAAAGAGCAACAGCAGATTCCCTACGGGAATGACAAACAAAAAGAGGTCACTTCTTTGGTGCGTCTTGCTGTTCGATCCAGTCGAATAGGCCGCGCAGGTTTTCGGGTAACGGTTGCGGAGGGCCCAAGATCGAGCCGAGCTCTTGCCGATCCGATTCTGATTGTTTCTGCGATGGGCGAGACTTTGGCTTGCCGCAGTAGACGGCGCGCAGAACTACATCGGCACTGGGGTATTGGTTGAGATGTTCGAGGAACTCGAATACCTCGAATGCTGGTTGCTCCCAGCACTGCGCGAAAGTCCAGCCGGTGTTACGAATGAGGGTGGCGTAGACCCACCCCCAATCCATCTCACCGGCGTCTATTCCCCCGGAGCTACAGCCTTGAGCCCAGACGAAGCCTGTAGTGCTTTGATGGCCTCAGGGAAGGTGTTCAGATCAAGCCACTCCCAGAGCTGCTCATCGGTGACATCGGGGTAGTTGCGGCGCAGCGCAGACCCGATAAGCGGGATAAATCGGTTGCCAAGATCGACAATGCTCCCGGTGCCGGGACTTGTGAGCAGGTCGAAGTTCTGCTGCAACTGAAGCAAAGAGACCGAAGGCAAGATATATTCCTTGCCATTGAGGAAGATGGGGGTGCCTTTGAAAGCGGGGATAGATTCAGACATAAAAGCTCCTTAGATTTTTGTGTTTCCGTAACGGGTAAGTCCGTAGCGCAGCGAAGAAAATACGGGGATTCTTCGCTGCGCTCAGAATGACAAGCGAGAGAGGAAGCGCTCAGAGTGACAATTCCTAGCTGTTGTAGAAGGTGGCGATGGTTCCGGTGGCGTCGGCGTTGGCGCTAAAGTCCAGATCGGAGACCCAGAAGTCTTCCTGCTTGGTGGGCTTGCTGAAGGTGCCGAAGGTGATGGCATTGAGGTAGACAATGTCGGCCTCACCACGGAACTTGTTGTATAGCATTCCAGAGCAGACCGGAGCGTACCCCATCGCCTGATTAGTGATGGTGAGCGAGCTGCCGGTAGTGGACGCCACAGTGAAGGTGATGAGGACCGAAGCTGCCGTCTCCGCAGCGTTGAATCCATACTCGGCTGGGGTGGGCGATGCGCCGGTAGTCGCTGGCGTAAAGGTGTACTGGCCAACGGCGGGCGCAGTTCCGACCTTCAGCATCGACAATCCGGTGGTTCCGCTAATGACGCCCTGGTCGGTGGTGACGGTAAGACCAGCTCCCTGCGTTGGCGTGATGGTTGCCGCAGTGACGTGGGTCTCGTTATAGGGCATGTTTCCGCCCGTGGTGACCGACTGGCCCCAGTAGATCTGGTTGAGGTCGTTCAGGTCGAGGCATCCAACCTTAGCCTTGCCTGTGATGTCGATCTTGCCGCGCGCGGTGGCGACGGCGAACTGGTTTTGTCCGAAGAGCTTTTTGAGGTCGCCTTTGACTTCCAGCGAGGCTTCCTGCATGACTTTGAGCAGGATGGGGGTGGGATTTGCGGCCAGATTGCCTGCGTTGGGGGTGGCAACAAATCCCCCCGAGCCAAACTGGATATTCTGTTGAGTCTGCATTGGATTTATCTCCTTAGAACAGTTGTGAGTTGTGAGTTTTTAGTTGTGAGTAAGTACAACCCCACAACTGACCTATGGAACCGTGATCTTTTCAGCTAAAACAAGCCGAATTCCGGTGAGGGTGAAGTCTTCTGTTGCAGCCAGACCAGTAACTCGAACCGACTGGATAAGGACTTCTTTCCGCTCAATCGAATCGGCCAGACTTCGCAGAGCGGAAACAGACGACTCCGAACTGACGCCGAATGCATATCCCTTCGAAGTACCAACACCTGAAGAAAAATCCAAAGCAGATAGAGCCATGCATCCTCCTATGGAACAAGCATCTTGAGCGGGATGATTGCTGCGCCTTGCTGGCCGTAGATCCCGGTGTCCATGTCGACATCGCCCTCGATCCAGCAGTGTTCGACCAGGCCGCTGAGAGTGAGCTTGCCGGTGAATGGATCGTCGGGAACCAACGCCGCGTCGATGGCGGCGAGTAGCTGGTTGAGCTGAGTTGCACCGACGATGGTTTCCTGCCCGATGTCGTCGATCAGCGGCGGTGGAGACTGGAAGTAGACGATCAGGAATCCGTTGAGCGTGAGCTTGACGGGGAGCCCCGCGGGGCGCGGGGTACGCGTCTCGCGCGTCTGCACGATGAAGAGTGCGGGCTGTAGCTCCGCAGCGAGCGTGGGAGGCTGGATATGCTGTCGGCTGACGACCTTGAAAGTTCCCGATGGAATCGACTGTAGGAGCGCAAGCAGCGCTGCCCAGATGGGTTCGCGGTCTGTCGGGTTATACGCCTGCATCACATGCCTCCGCGATTCGCTGGTTGATGGTGTCTAGAATGGTTGGGTAGTCAGCCTGAAAGGTTGAGTTGAAGAATGGATGTGGCTCGATACGAAACGCGCCGTGACCATGAACGGCGCGGCTCTCTGGGTTCGAGCCTGCGAGGAACTGCTTGGGATACTTCGATAGACCCTTGCCCTTGGTGGGTGGCTTGGTGCCTAACTCCAGCCAGAGGGGAAGATTTCGGATTTTACTGCCGGTCGGCGTTGCCTTTACCTCGCCGCCGATGTATGCATCTTTTTTCTCGAAGACTTTCTGGCCTTCGGCGATTGCGACATCCAGTCTTCCATCCTCTTTTTTGCCAGTTCCCGGCGTGGTAACCGAATCGAGCTTGGCAACAATATCGCTATCGAGCGATGCAATGCCCTCGCGCATTCCGATGCGGATGGCGTTGAGGATGTTCTGGCGGACCTGTTCGATGTAGTCTGCCTGTTGCTGGACACCCTCCATACGGAAGTCCATCGGCGCGCTCATTTGATGGCCTCGGTGTAGGTGCGGTTGATGCGGGTGACACGGTAGTCTCGGTCGTCGGTGCGCTTATCGAGCGAGGGCCATTCGCGCTTGTACTTGGTGACGACGCGGGCGGTTGAATCCGGCATGGCCGTCTCTTTTTCGTAGGTGACATGCTCGCCACCGGCCTCGCGCTGGCTGTTGACGCCCGTGCTGGGACGGCCCTTATAGCGGTCGCAGACCCAATCGACGACTGCCTGTGCCACATCATCAGGCGGCGCGGTGTAGCCCGCCGTATATGCGATGGCGATGGGAGCCAGATCGGTGAAGACTTCGCCTCCGGCGAGATAGATGTTATTCACGCGCTCGGGATCCAGCTCGGCCTCGAAGTAGTAGCCAGCGGCTACGCGGTCTGGCGAGGGCGCAAGGCCGGTGCCGGAGATCGTGATGGTGGTGATGGCCGTGATCGGCCAGTGGCGCGTGGCGATGCGGCTGTTGCCATCACCTTCGCGCACCTCGGTGTATTGGGCGGTGAGGAAGTCGGTGCGGCCAATAGCGCGCAGGAAGTCGGCGCTGGTCGACGTAATCAGCTCTTTGAGGATGCTGTCTGAGCCGTTGCTGGCACCGATGGCGAGCCAGGACTTTACATCGTCGAGTGTGGTGAGATCGGGCATGTCGGCTCCAAGTGTGCGGTGCGGGCGCGAAAAAGCAGATTCCCTACGGGAATGACAAAAAAGGGAATGACAAACAAAAAGGAAGGACAAACAAAAGCAACAGCGGAATACGGGGATTCTTCGCTACGCTCAGAATGACAAGCGAGAGAGGCTACGAGGTGCGGTGCAGGTATGCGCCAAGCATGTCGGCGATGATGGGCGGAGACTTTTTCTCCATCGGGAAGCCATCGCGGTAGAACTGAGCGAGCAGCAGGATTGCGTCGAGGATCGGCTGGGGAACACTACTTCCCGCATCGCCATAGCCGCATTTGAAGGTGATGACGATGCTATCGAGCAAGGGGAGGTTGGGCGGCCAGAAGAGCGCCCAAGGTGCCTCTAAGCGCGCGGGCTGGGTCTCGCTGCCCGGACTGAGTTGCAAACCCCAAGGTGAGGCTGTGAAGTTGGTTGCAATGTCGCTACCGGGTTGCGTGGAACCCGCCGTGAGTACCGGAGCGATGATGTTTTGCAGATTCTTTCCGAGATCGGTGTAGGTGAACGAAAGCAGCGACTGAAACGGCGGCTTGGGCAACACGATGATGCGGTCGCGCCGGTGATGGGCGTACAGCTCGCCGATGCGCGGCCAGTGGTCGAGCGAGAGCGCCCACGTCTGAGTGAGGAAGCATCGGCGAGTGTAGTTTTCGCACCAGACGCGCGCGCCGCGAATGTATCGGCGGAGCTGCTGCGCATTCATCTGCTCTTTGACATGGTCGGTGTCCTCGACCGGCGAGAGGCCGCACTGCAACTTGAGATCGTGCAGGGTGACCGGCTCGCTGGTTGGCCCGGAGATGAGGTTGATTGGCATTAGCGCTTGGCCTTTTTCTTGCTGGCTACGTTTGCGAGCTCGGATTCAAAGCGGGCCGCGACCGCGCGGGGAACGAAGCCGTCGTGAGGATTCGCACCAACTATTGCGGGCTCGCCGGCGGGAATGATGCCCCCGGTATGGATGGGCGAGTTCGGGTCGATAGCCTCGCCGCGCTCTATCAGGCCGTGAGCGTGGTGCGGGCGTACGTCGCGAATCTCACCGGCATAGCGTCCGATCATCATTAGGATTTCCATGGCTGGCCTTGAAAAACTGCGGGGCGGCCCGTAATGGCCGCCCCTGTTGGTAATAGTGCCGACTGTCATGCCGCAAGCGAAAGCAGATTCCCTACGGGAATGACAAACAAGAACCGCACGAAGTGCCGAGAACCGCACGAAGTGCTAGACCGTTGCGGATTGGGTGGACACGCCTTGGAAACGAACGCCAGTGAGGACAGCCACAGCCGAGACAAAATCGGCGTTGGTGCCATCTGCAATGGAGAGTTTGAGGTAGGGGTAACCGGGCGGAAGTTCATCCGCCTGGACATGCAGCACGTCGACGGTTCCGGCCACATCGTTCGGGGCGTAGCCAGTGGCTGGGATGGACTGACGACCGCCGAGAACATCGTTACCCGCGCCCGCAGCGGCCTGCTGATACAGGTCGAAGGCGATGGGCGTTGTGTTGTCGCCATTGATGTCTGTGCAGGCCGACAGCGTTACCGTGCCGGGCGCAGCGGCCAGCGCTCCGTAGTGGATGATGATGTTCGCCTTGGAGGCATCGCGCAGGCTGAAGACCTGCCCCGAGATGCCGCCAGTGATGCTGGCAGGATTGAAGAGAGGAACAACATGCCCCTCTTCCGCAATATTGAAACCACGAGCACTCATAATGATTCCTTTCCCGGTTGGACCGGAGTGAGTTGAGATTGAGATTGATGAGCGTGAATTTGTCGTAGCACCCACTCATCGCAGGAAACAAAGACGCGATGAATGGGGCACAGAGTCACCCGACGAGCAAAAGCAGATTCCCTACGGGAATGACAAACAAAAAGGCTGCTGAATGACAAACAAGAACCGCACGAAGTGCCGAGAACCGTGCGAAGCACCTAGGTGCGGGCGGCCAGGACGACGAAGGGACTAACCTTGTTCACCGAGTTGTTTTGGGTGACGGGCTTGTCCCACAGCGGCGCACCATCGTTGCGCAGAGTCCAGCGGAAGACTTGCTGATCGGTGAGAAACTGCACATGGATGGAACTGGCAAACTGCACACTGTTGCGCTCGCCGATGATGTACTCGTTGAAGTCGGCGAGGAGGATGTCTCCCTGCGTTCCGAGCGGGGCGGTCTGCTCTGTCGGAATCACCGGGAAGCCGAGCATCTGGCCGTACTTGGTGTTATTGCTGCCGACGCCGGGAGGCGTGTAGAGCGCAACCGCTGTGCCCGCCGCGCCGGGAATAGTGAGTGTGGAGAGAACCGCCTCGGCATCCGGCCCGACGAAGAATGCGGCGTTGGGACGGGAGCGAATCCAGAGGCGGGTGCGCATGTTGAGGATGTTGGAGGTGGTGATGGGATTACCGGCAAGAGTCTGGCCATTGTCCTTGGGCACAACCACGCAAGCGCCCGAGTTGAGCACCCCGAGAAACTGGCTCGCGCCGGTTCCGTTGAGGATCTCGTTGTCGTGTGCCCACGAGAACGCGTCTGGGAAAAAATCGTTGATCTCCGACTGCAACGCGGGAGCATCTTCCAGAACCTCATCCGAGGCCATGTAGAAGCCGAGCAACTTATTGGCGTTCAGTTCCGTGCGGCGCAGCTTCAACTTGCTAAAGTTGATTCCAGCGGCCTCCGCAGCTCGCACAACGAGAATGCCCGCGCCAGCCGGACCACCCACGCGATTCGCATCGTCGATGCCGTTGAGCACCAGGCGCGATGAACTCATGGGACGAGTCCGGCAACGGCTTGAGATGACGCCAGCGGCGAAGGTGCGGCTGAGCAGATCGGGTGCGACCTCAGCACTGACCAGAAAACCGCCTTCCGTGTCGATAGTTTCGTTCTGGCCCGGTGCGGAGGCGAACAACCGTTCGTCGCGATTGCGCCCACCAGACATGGCGAAGTTCTTGACGGCAAGGAGCTGCTCTCCAAGGCCAGAGAACTTCTGCTTGGAGGCTTCCGGTGCGGATACCTCTACCTGTATGGCGGGTGCGGTGCGTTCGGCGTCCAGCATCTGCTGAGCGCGGATGATATTTGCGTCGAGTGAGGCGACGTTGGCCATGTGCGCGTCATACTGAGCGCCCGCCTCCGCCGTCATGGGGTTGATTCCGGCAGCCGCATGAAGCGCCTTGGCTGCATTGAGAGCATCTGCACGATCCTGCCGCAACTTCTTGATGTCCACGGTTTCTCCTTTTGTGGGGGTTGAATGGGTTGAGGTTGACTGGGACGTTACGGCAGGAGACACGCGATTGAGCGCGCAGCTTTGTAAGCCGCCAGCGGGCCAGCAGTGGTTACTGCTGGAAATTTGAGGAAAGAAGCAGATTCCCTGCGGGAATGACAAAACAGGTAAGCAGATTCCCTGCGGGAATGACAAAAAAGTGATGGTTAGAAGGTTTGGGCGAGTTGCAACTCGCGCTCCCTGCGGGCAAAGGCCGTCTCGGCGGATAGCAAGGCCTTTGCATGTCCGGTGCGTTTATAGCTGGCCGAAGAGCAATCGCACCCGGCAAAATCGCAGTCGTCGGTTAGGCATCCGCCGCAATCACCGTCAGTGCAGGGTTGGCAGCCACACTGGCAACCTTCGTCCGATGCGGCATGAATGCCGGGCATGATAGCTTCCGCCTGCGGCTGCACAGTGCCGCCGCGAGCCTGCAAGGATGCGGAGGGTGTCCGGCTGACTCCGAAGCGCGCCAGTACGCCATCCAGCGTGCCAATGCTATCCGCCATGCCGCTTGATACCGCCTTCTGAGCGTTGAAGAGCTTGCCTTGGCCGAGCTTTGCTGCTACTTCGGAGACCTTCATTCTGCGGCCCTGCGCTACGGCCTTATCGAAGCTGGCACCCATAGTGTCAACAAGATTCTGTAACTCGGCGCGTGCGTCGTCATCGAGCGGACCCAGGTTGTTGCCTTGCGTTTTGTTGGCTCCATAAGAGATTAGCGTGGTGGAGACTCCCTGCTGCTCAAGCTGTTTTGAAATGTCCTTGTGAACCATGTAGACGCCAATCGAGCCAGTGAGCGATGACGGACTGACAACGATCTCCGAACAAGCCGATGCGATCCAATAGGCCGCCGATGCACATTGGCAATCAGAGACGGCGATGATTTTTTTACCGCTCGTCTTACGCGCCGAAAGAATCTCGCTGGCCAACTCTGGCACTCCAGAGACCGCCCCACCGGGCGAGTCAACGTCGATGACAATGGCCGATACACTGGGGTCGTTGAGGGCTTGGCGAAAGCTCTGGGTAAACTGATCGACCGAAGTGCCACGCGGACCACTGACGTCTCCCATCATGTTGCCGCGCTGCATGATGAGGCCGAAGAGTGGCAGCACGGCGACCGCGCCACCAGAGGATGCCGAGACGTTCTGCGAACGGTCTGCGGCTTCGATCGATGCAGCCTTGATCTTGCTGACTACATCGATCTCAGGCTCAAGCCCCTGCGCTTTGAGTTGCAGGAACCCGACGATTGCCATCAGCTTTTCCGGCTGAATCGCCCAAACCTCCGAGGCGACGGCCCCGATGATGTGACTGTACGACTTACTCATGCTGCCTCCATGCGTGGATCGGTTCGGTTGTGGGTTACGAGAGCCTTGATGAGCTGCGGAGTTACTGCGGCGGCCTGCTCCCCATCGGCGTCGGCGATGTCTTCGTTGTCGTCGTCACCGCCCTGCGTGGGATCGGCTGGCGCATCCTCGTCCTCATCTTCCGGCGCTGGAAGGCCGACACTGGTCGACGTGGGTGGCGTGGTTGCGGGTTGACGATCAATCAGACCCCAGTTGAGCGGATTCCAGAAACGCTTGCCCGCGCCACCGGGGATTGGTCCCATGTCCTCCAGCTCGCGGCCTTCGTCGGCGCACATCCACCCGATGCCTGCGAGCGCCTGGTAGAACGCTCCGCGCGTCTCGGCATCGCCGCGCATGAGAGATGCGACGGAGAATTTTGCGAAGAACCGAGCCGTGTTGGTGATGAGCGAGCGGGAGATGTCCTGCTCCGCCGCGATGCACTGCGGAAGAACGCGCTGCTGTACATCCATGAGGTTGAACTGCTCTGTGCTGGCGAAGGTTGCGGCCTTGCCCGCGTCGACGCCGACCGTGTGAGGAAGCACACCCATGAGCGAGCAGATCTGCTGGTCGGAGAGCTTGCCCGCTTCGATGAGTTGCGCCTGCACTGGGGTGAAGCCCAGAGACTTCATGTCCATGCTGGGTGGCAGTAGATAGGGGCGACCGGCATTCTGGCCGGTGCGCGCCTTCTTTACGCTCTCGACAAAATCATCCTCCTCCTCAGCAGTCTTGAATGGGCTGTTTGTGAACACCGCGCCGGGAGTGGCATCGTTGCGCATGAAGCGCGCCGTGTAGTCTTGCCGTTGAAGGCCGAGGCCGATGGCATCACATCCAACCTCAATGCGGGACTGCCCGACACCGACGTCGTCGACGTTCTCGCGGCGGTGAAATACCTCATCCTGCATGAGGATGCGAACCGTATTGGTCAGCGGATCGCTGTAGCGATAGCGCAGACGCCCGGACCCCATGAGCCGCTCGACGCGGACGCGGTCGGGGTGCATGGGCATCAGCTCGTCTACAGCGCCGCGCGGGCCGGGGATGATCTCGGCGTAGCTGTTGCCCCTCATGCAGAGATGCGCCTCCATCATGAACCAAAACTCGAAGGCCGATTGGATGTGGTTCGGACGCGAGTAGAGCACGTCGTAGAGCGGATGGTTAGGCGCGGGCTTGCGACCTCCGCTGCCATCATCCTGCATGATCTTGCAGGGAAGCATCGCCAGTGAGGTTGCGCGCTTGGCTACGCAGGCAAAGAAGACTGGCAGACGCTTGGCGGCGTGTGGAGTAACGTGCATTCCTCCGGCTGAGTTTCCGTAGTAATGGTTGTCAAAGTACCGATCACTGAGACCGGCAATTCCAGCAGCAGATTCGGTTGTGCCGGCGGCCGCCATGATGCCGCTGGTAAAGGCGCTGAGAATACTCATCGACGTTGCGCCTTTCTGGCTTGTTCGAAGCCGCCGCCGTAGCCAAGAATCGCCAACACTATGCCCGCTGCGATGAAGCCGAGCGGATGCCATGCCAGCCATAGACCGAAAGCAACGAACGCCGCACCGATCAAAAACAGCAGGTTCCACAGGCAAGAACTGACAAGTTTTCTGTTCAACATACCCTCACTCGTGGCCGAACTGGTAGAGCAGGCGCTACCTGCATGGCGCGGCCAAGGGCCATGGCCAGCGCGACCATGCCGTCGATCTTCTCTTTCGACTTACTCTTGTCCATCTTCATGTTGCCCGCGGGATCCATGTAGATGACGACGTTGAAGGCCATCCAGCGAAGTACCTTGTGACCGCCATGCGCGAGCTTACCTTCTAACACGATCTCCATCAGCCGCTTTACTGGCGCGTGCATATCGTTGAATCCCTGTCCCCACTTGACCATGGTGAATCCGTCCGTCTCAAGATCAGTCACGAGGGAGTTAGAGTTCCATCGGTCAAACATAATTTCTTTGATCTTGTACATCTCGGCGCATTCTCTAATCTTCGCTTGAATCGCCTTATAGTCGATGATGCGACCGTTCTCTGTGAGGTTGAACAAGCCCTCTCGCTCCCACTCATCGTAGGGAACGCGGTCACGCTTGACGCGCTCTTCGATGCTCTCGCGGGGCAGGAAAAATTCGGGAACTACGTACCAGTTGTCGTCGCCATAAATCGGCGGGAAGAGAAGGACGAAGGCGGAAATATCCGTCGTCGTCGAAAGATCGAGACCTCCAAAGCAGGTGCGACCGCGAAGTGCTATGCGATCTACCGCGACCTTGCATCCATCCCAGATGTGCGGCGGCATCCACGCTACGTTGGAAGTCGTCCAGATCGACATGCGGAAGCGCAGAAAGCTGTTCAGCGAGCTGGGATCGTTCTTCGCCTTGGCCGCGACCTCGCGCAGCTCTTTGATCTTGACCATGACGCCGAGGCCAGGGTTCGCTTTGATCCAGTTACGCTCATCCTCCCAATCGTCATCCTTGTCGACAAGTCCATCGTCTTTGCGATCAAGACCGCAGATCCACGCGAACCAGGTATCGTCTTGAAAGACTCCGGTGAGGACCTTGACGCTGTACTCGCGCTGGCGCCAGCAGACTGAGTGGCGGTCATAACCACTGTTAGTGCAGGCGAACATCATGGGGCTATCGCGCTTGCCCATGGCTGAGACGAAGACATCCCACAACTTCGAGTTCGGCGATTCATGCAGCTCATCGAAGCAAATGAAAGATGGTCGCAGGCCGAGGAGAAGCTCTGCGCCGGAGGCTACGGGCTCAAACTTCGAGGCCGTGCCGGAGATGTGCATGTTGTCCGAGTAGCAGGTGACACGCTCGTTGAGGAACGGCGAGCGGCGGCACATGAGTTGCGCTGTATCGAAGACGATGCGCGCCGTGTCCTTGTCAGTGGCGGCGCTGTAGACGTGCGCGCCGGGCTCTCCTATGCCCAGCAGCTCGTAGAGACAGAGGCCGGATGCCTCGGTCGATTTGCAGTTGCCGCGTCCAATCTCGTTGTACGCAAATTTGAAGCGGCGAAAGCCTGTGTCCTTCCAACGCCAGCCGTAGAGTATCCAGAGCTTGGCCTGCTGGAACGGCTCAAGTACGAAGGTCTGGCCGTCTAGCGCTCCCTCGACGTGGCAGAGGAACTTGGGGAAGAAATCAATTACGTGCTGCGCGGCGGCGCGGTCGAATACTAGCCCGCGCTTGTGACCATCTTCTAGATCCTTGACGTGCCGCTCGATCTGTAGACGCACGAGCTTTGACGTGAGGATGCGACCGGAAAGTACATCGCGGATGTACCTCTCTGCTATCGATAGGCGCTTCGCCATCTCTCATCTCAACTCACTCGCCTGCGCGATCTCGTGAACTCATCCAAGGGATTCGCTACCTTCGTTGGAGCCTTGCCACCAATGCCGCGAATAGCGCGTCCTTCGGGTGTCATGCCAAGGCCCTTCAGCATGAGACCGTACTCTTTCAGGGCTTGGCGGAATCCCTTCGAGCCGGTCCGGCTGGCTTCAATACCCATCCGACAAACAGCCGCTAGATACTCGGAATCAGAGGCCGTCAGGATGCCGATGGGCGCTTCTTCGATCAACTTATTCCAGCGCGCGAGGAGCTTTGGACCGTCACCGTGCGGAGAGAGAAATTCGGGCGGTGGATCGCCTATCGGACCCTTCGTCTCCGGCTCTTCACGATCAACAAAGCGACCGGGATTCTTCGCCTTCGCGCCGGTGATCTCATGAATCGAATTGGGAAGTCGAGGACGTCCTGCCATAATTTCGCCTATAACGTGTTCGGGGTAACTTTATGCTCAAACACAACGCCGAACGCGCATCTAGCAGCCTTCAACGGCTGCCGGAGTGCCATCTTTCCGCGCAATCGAATCTGTGAACTTTTTCTTTTTTCAATTCTGAAAAAACTTCATTTTGTGGATACGCGTACGTGTCTACCCAACGGTCTGGCGACCCAATCCCCTAGAGATTTGACCCCGCCCCGGCCTACCATGCCACCCGGCACGGCCAGCAAACACAGCACGATTCGTTCATGCATTCTTTTCTCAACCCCAACGCGCTAATAATCAATCACTTGTGCGATAGCGACCGAATCCACCATCTTCCAGCGCAGTCTTGGTTGCGTGGCAGGATGCGCATAATGGCTGCCAATTATTACGATCCCAGAACAGCTTCATATCTCCGCGATGAGGGACGATGTGATCCGTATGCTGCGCAGGAACGCGCACAATGCCGTGCGTTCCTGCTGGATGCCCTACACACAATTTGCCACGCAGGAACGCCTTGCTTGTAGCCTGCCATTTAGATCCATATCCACGCTTCGCAGCAGTAGGCCGCGTTTCCTTGCCGCATCCCTTTGCCAAGCATCCCGAACAGTAGCCCCGATCCACAAGGTTAGGACAAGTCGGCTTGTTCGCGCAGACTTGCTTCGGCATCTCGCGACCCCATCAAACTTACGGGCCGAGTCTCACGGCCCTGATGTTTATGGACTGAACACCTAACCTGCGTGGTATATCTAGGCCGTTGCCGTTGCGGTTGTCGTGGTCGTTGCAGTCGTACCATCCTGCACGTTGAGGATCGCCACCACAGCCGACACAAGGTTCGACACGTACGCCGTGCTGGCCGCAATCCCCGCCGACTTCAGCAGCGACGTCACCGCGCTCTCTACCAGCGTCAAAACCTCTGCCAGCTTCTGTGCACCGGTTCCGGTTTGCGCGCCGCTTGCAGCGTACTTTTGCTCGACCAGCAACACGGCGTTCTGGATCAACGTCGTCGCATCGGCAACCTCGGTTGCAGCCGCCGCTGCCGGAGGAAAGATCAACGCAACGATCTTCTCTACCGGGACCGCATACTTTACCGCCCAGGCAAGGCCCTTCTCAAATCCCTTGCCAATCGCTTCCAATATTCCAACAAACTTGTTTGCCATTTCTTTTTCCTCGTTTTCTGCAAGTTTTTTGTTGCGTTCGATCAACTCCGACAACCACGCACTCTGTTGCGCATGGTCGTAACTCGGTATCGCCTTCGTGCGACGAAACCACCGCAGCGGATTTAGCTCAAACCTCATTTGCATCACCCCTGCAACGCCGCGTCTGGCATCGGCTCGGCATAGTTGGTAATCAGCTCGTTCGCGTAGTTGCGAACTCCTACAGGCCAAATCCCACTCGGCACATGGCCATCGTTGTAGCAAGCGGCAATCTGCGCCAACGTCGTAGGCTTGTGCTCGCGCAGCAGATTGTTGAGCGCAAAAACTCCCGCCGCAATCGCCTTATCCACATCGTCAAAGTCGCTTGGCGCATAGCCCTCCGGAG